GAATCTGAAACGATCTTTGAAAGTGCTTCTTGTTGGCATCTACTTGAGATAGATGAGTATTCATAGTAGCAGTCTTGCGCTCTTTAGCAGCCGGAGTCTTGACGGCATCTATTAGTTTCTGGTGTGCCGTCTGCAAATGCTTTCTATACCCCTCCGCAGAAGGTTTTTCGCCACTTGTAACGCTTCTATTGATATATGTTCTTAGGTGCGTTTCATGGCCAGGTAGATGGTCATATGTGTGACCCTTCATCAACTTTTCTGCCGCAGTCAGATGCTCTTCTGCTTGGGACTTAACCTTAGTGTGGAGTTTACGTTCTTTATCTGATACAAGATGTTGTACCATATGAACATCAGGATGTGATTGAAACCGCGACATGTCCGTGATAGGGTGCGCAGTTCTTTCTGGACCCTTTAGCTCCGTATGTATAGTAACGCTGACCTTGGACCTCTTTAGCTTCTTTGCTTCTTCGCTGCCAGCATCTGCACGATATTCAATCGTGTTAGGAGCGTGGGAAATATGCGAAGAATGTTCGGACCGCTCATGTGGCTGGCTCATATAACCACCTTGATATTCACCCGGCGTTTTCGGAATAACTTTACCTAAGTGGGCATGAAGTGCTTTCAGAGGACCAACAAGATAAGGTTTATGGCCATGTTGCTTTTCAATATCGTCGGCAGAATAGTTGTAGTGAGAACCAGCACCCTTATACTTGACGCCAATCTTACCATCTGGTGTGCGAATTACATGGAAAGACATTCTATCATCTATCTTACGAGTAGATGGTGTTTTCCCACGTGCAACACCACGCAGAGTTTCCAATGCGTGGTGTGCAGCGTCTTGACTATCAAATGATCTATCAGAGGGATGCTCTATATGAGCAATACCACCAGTATGGGTAGCCTCAGTGATAAATTGTGTAAAGGATAACATAAGGGTCTCATCTCTATTGATTACCCTATATTTATAATACTTTCGAATCACATTCTCTCTTTTCTGTCTACTATTACATAATAGCAGATTCTGAGGGAATGTCAAGCGGTATTTTTATGGCAGTATGGCACTCAATTCTTCGGTCACATCCACTGTAGTGAGGTCGATAGGAGGAAAATCGATTGCGCCATTTAGATTGACTTGAAATGTTTCAGAATTTGTGGGCGCATCTGCATAATAAATTTCAAAGCCAGCAACGGTTTCTCTAGTGAATGAATCACCACCTTCAAACATGTGGGCAACTTTATCAAGTTCCTCGTTAATCATTTCAAAAGTAGGGTCGCCAGTAAAATACTTTATAATGTATTCTTTACCACCCATTGTTTTCCACAGAGGCAAATCTTGACTGCCAACATTTATCCAAATAAAAGATGACACTACTAATTTGAGTTCATTATCCATAATATTTCCTAAAAACTGGTGCGCCCGGTAGGACTCGAACCTACTACCTCAAGATTAGAAGTCTCGCGCTCTGATCCAGATGAGCTACGGGCGCATAACTATTGTATACTACATTTATAACAGTTTGTCAAGTTAAAACTCAAACTTTGAAAAATCTCTTCGCTTACCAATGGTAGTATTTTCAAACACTGGAACATCGTCTTGTCCAGAGTCCATAATACCAGCCTGAGCATCATCTTCCAAGTCATACAGTTTCATCTTACCACGGTCGATACCAACCATGAAGCGTTTGTTCATACCCGGGTCGTTGTAACGATTCTTCAACTGCTTTATCATCAACTGGCCCATCTTGTCAAGTTCTTCTGTTGCGATAAGGGCAAACATCAAGTCAGCCGTAGCTGGTAGACCAAATGATTCCGATGTATCTGTCAATTCAACATCTGAATTGGCATAACCACTACGGGTTGTCTGAGTAGCAGAGACGATTGGCAAATCAAACTCTACAGCCAGACCACGGAGTTCTTCTGCGATACCCTTAATGACAGTGTAAGAGTTGGCACCAGAAGATGCTTTGTAGCGGCTTGAGGCACAGATATTCAGATAGTCAATGAAGATGACATCTGGTTTAAAGTTTCGCTTCAACTGGAGTTCATTCAATAGAGCCTTGAAATGGCCAACATGGGCGCTGGCTGTTGGATATTCTTTGACAATCAAACGACCTTCTGTCTTCGAACGAATCTTCGCAATCCGCTGGTCGAACATTGACTTAGATAGGTCTTTGAGTTCTTGAATGTTGACGTTCATCAAGTTGGCATCAATACGTTCTGCGATACGTTCTTCTGCCATTTCTAGGGTGATATACAAAACGTTCTTGTTCTGACCCAATGCACCTGCAGCCATGTGGCACATGAACAGAGATTTACCAACACCAGTACCAGCAAGAGCAATGTTCAATGTCTTATTTGGTAGACCACCATTGGTAATCTTGTTGAACATCTCGAGGTCAAACGGCAACTTAGTTTCTGCCCGGTGATAGAAATCAAAACGGTCTTCGGCGTTATCAATGTAGTCATGTCCTACGTTGTTATCAAACCCAACTGCCAATGCATCTTGGAGAATGGAAGGAATACCATCTTGCGAATGTACCTTGTCTTCGCCATCAATGATTTGAATCGATTGCATAATGGCATTATACACCGCTCGGTCTTTGCAGAACTTTTCGGTCTGGTCTAGAAGCCACTTCTCATTGGCATCCACATCATCATCAAGTGCGGTTAGAGTTTCTGTAACGTGCTGATACTCTTTCTCATTTACCTTGCGGTCATTTTGTAGAGCAATGTTTATGGCATCGATGGTAGGAAGAGAATTGTATTTTGTCACAAACTCATTGATATAACGATAGATTAACTTCTCAGCGTTGTCTGTAAAATATTCATCTTTAATGAATGGGATTACCTTACGCAGGTAATCCTCATCCGAAATCAACTTACTTAGGATAATAGTTTCAATTTTCTTCTGCAACATTCACATCCTCTAGTTCAAAATATTCTTCATAATCATTAGCAATCTTCATACAACAATCTTCACATACCCACTTCTCAAAAGTTAGGCCATGTTCTGAACCATGAAGACAGATTGCAGCATCTTTCTTAGGATTGATGCCGCAACCACATTCGTCACAGATTTTCGTATTCTTCTGAAACATCTTCGTCAAGAATTTCCACATTTTCACCCTCCATCATTTGTCCACCTGCCATGCGGTATCGTTTTTCAACCCACTCACTGAATGTTGGGTCAGTCAGAACTGGCAGCCAGAATTCTTTATTGTATGTATCATTCAAGCGATGCTTCTTTTCTTCTGTCGCCAACTGGTACCAACCATTCGATGGCTTGATAACGTGACCACTTTCTAGTGCCATATCAAGTAGACCAGACCACTTACTGATACCACCTTCAAAGGTAACTTCAATCGGGATCTTACTCTTTTCTCGCACAAAGCGGGACTTCTCTACGTTGATGATAAAGTTATAGCCAACTACCTCGGTGCCCTGCTTCTCTTGCTGGCGACCAATGATAAAGATGTTGTCAGCCGAGTAGTAGATGCCTGTACCACCAGAGACGATTGCCTTGGGGAACATACCGATTTCCATGTAAGTATGATTGACAACTACCATCGGAATGTCTTTGATGGTAAGATGTGGTGTAATCATACGGAACAAGGACTTCATTTGCTTGGCGCGAGTCATGTCTGCAACAGACTTACCGTCTAGGGCATCATCAACTTCTTTCTTAGAAGCGAGGTTACCAACAGAGTCAACAACAATCATAACACGATCCTTGCGTTCAAGTTCGTTGATTTGCTTCATGATATCATGTTTCAATTGCTCAATATCGGTGATGGGAGTATGAACAACCTTACCAGTATCGATGCCAAAGTTCTCAAAGTATGATTGAGGAGCACCAAACTCCGAGTCATAAAACAGAACAATACCATCATCATATTTATCCAAGAAACTCTTCACTAGCATCATGGCAAACGCTGTCTTGAAGTGCTTCGATGGGCCAGCAAAGATAGTCAGTCCTGGTGTTAGGCCACCATCCAACTTACCAGACAGAGCCACATTCAATGCGGGAACAGAAGTCTGGATTAAATCCTTAGTGCTAAACAGTTTGCTTTCTGATAGCACATTTGTTTCTTTGATTGTGCTATTCTTTTTCAGTTTGTCAAGTAGTGCGTTCATGCAAATAGGTCCTCCAATGTTGCTTTAGGTTCGGTAGACCAGCCTAGGCCGTCTACAATCATGTTAAGTGGGTCAAGAAATGCTTTCTGGAACATCATCTTATAGTCTATATACCTGTGAATGTCAAGTTCTTTTGGCATTATTCCGAGAAAAGCAATACAATTTTCGTGCATTGTATTAGGCTCTTTGAGATAAAGAAACTTAATCTTTTCACCCTCTTGAATTAATTCATACTTCTTGTCAAGATTGGCTTTCTTGATCATATGGTTATACATTAGGGCACCACGAACATGCATCGGTGTCCCCTTGCCGTAGATATCAGCCGTAGATGTATACTTAGACAACCCATTTACGCCTCGTGGGAATGCAATCTCTTCGGGCGACATCTTGTAGAATGCCTCGCGGGTTTCTTCGATGAACTTTTGCAGAGTTGCTTCATCGGAAGTCAGGCAGAGTCTGACGGCTTCTTTGAGGCTCTTGCGGACGGGCGCTGGCGTAGACGAGCGGACGATTTCGAGACCCATGACCTTGAGTTTTGGCTCATCGTAACGGACGCCTTCGTTGTCATAGACATTAAGTGCATACCTCTTTTTTGCAACCCAGATGCCACGTTCCGCGATTGCCTCGCGTTTGAATATAATTTTCTTCTGAAATGCATTCGTGTAGTCCGCAAGTCCATCGCAACTCTTGTTGATCGCCTCTGTGATTTTCTCTTCGCAGATTTTATCGAGAACGCCAATGAGTTTGTCGCGGTCCATATCAGGATAAAACTTACTAACAAGAGGCTCCAGGGAAATATAACAAGAATCAGTATCACTGTAGAAAGAGTAGTTGTGTCCATTTGTTCCTACGACTTTGTTGAGATAAACGTCAAGTGCCTTACCTACTTCCTGAATAATATACTGACCAGTCATAGTGATACCCTCGGCTACACGAGCATCATAATAACGGAAGTATTCATTACCCATGGCACCGAAGAGAGAGTTCAACTGAATCTTTCTTGCCATTTGGAAGTTGTTATACTTCGAAATATTGTTCTTTAGTTTTTCATCTTTAGTAAGTTCATATTCTTTCTGCGCGGCAATCATTAACTTCTTGTAGCGTTGACGGTCATCAAAGAATTTCTCTACGATTTCTGGGAACAGACCTTGCTTGGTGCGATTATAGCAATACCCATTTGAGGTCATACAATAATCATTGTCTTTTAGGTCATCTAGATCAAAGGTCTTATCAAGAAGGCCGCGGACTGTGGTGTCTTTTACATAACCATTTACCATGGTCTCAGGCGACATATTATACTGCATAATGATTGACGGATACAGAGAGGTAGCATCGAAAGAAACTACCCAGTCATACTTACCGGGTTTAGGTTCTTGAACGTAAGCACCTTCGATGCCGCGACCCTGCTGGTCTTTCTTCTGCGGAATGTGGATATTCTTATCATACAAGTGATTGTAGAGAAGGCAATCCCAGGTGCGAACCTGTGAGAAAACATCATTGTAATTACACTTGGCGTCATAAGCCATTGTAAGAATAAGTTCAATCAACTTCAACTTACGTTCAAGTTCGTCCACAATTTCAACGTCTCGAACGTTGTATTCAACAAACTTCTGCCAGTCTTTAGTATAAAACTCACGGAAACTTTCATAGGGATTATCCAGCTTGTTCTTACCAAGTTCCACAGAGGCAATATGGTCTAGCTTGTAGGACTCTTGGTTAGAATACGTGAACTTCTTAAAGAGGTCCAGATAATCTAGAACGGCGATACCCTTCATTTCATAGGTAAACATTTCGCGACCCATGACATTCATGTTCTTACGTTGCACTAGACCCCAAGGAGAAAACTTCTTCTTGGTGGCATTTTCATCATTGAACAATCGCTCGACGCGGGCAATCATATATGCAATATCGAAAAGTTCAACGTTCCAACCAGTGATGATATCTGGATGATTGTCCGAATGAAATCTGATATAGGTTTCTAACAAGTCGCGTTCATTGTCACACTTAACATATAGAAACTTATTGCCAGTAGCACGAAGGGCTGTAATTTCTTCAGAGTTTACATCATCAAATTCACCACAACCAAAGGTAATAATCTGCCGAGAGACTAGGTCCTTGACAGTGATGAGAAGAATCTCTTCAATAGGATTATTGATATCTGGGAAGCCAAACTCGGCTCGCGTTTCGATATCGATTGTCTGAATCTTTAGAGCATTCATGTCCCACTGGATTTCACCGGGGAACTTATGCGTAATATACTGATACCCAAAGTTAGTCTGACCGTAGATAGGAAAGTTATCTACTTCACCATAGGTTTGAATAAACTCTTTGGCATCATTGTTACTTTGAAACTCAACGGGCTGGAGATTATCGCCATACAGAGACTTGTGGACACCCTGTTCTTTACTCTTCACATAGAGAACAGGAGAGAAGTCTTCCCTACGATTAAAGCGCACACCATTATGAACACCTCGAACAAGAATCTTGGAGCCATATTGGTGTGCGCTGGTATAAAACTTCATGTAAACCTCTTTTCAATTCAAATACTACTATACTATAAAACATAACAAAAGTAAAGAGAGTTAGTTACACCATGATGCCTTTTTTTCGCCCATATAGGCGCGGGCGAGGCCAGCCTTGATTAGTTCTGTTGATAGGTCCTTGCCATTATACTTGACATAACCAAGAACACGGCCACCAAACTTGTCCCATTCTTTTAGGTCAACCTGAATAACCTGTCCCGGCTTGATAACAGACTTAGTAAAGTTTGTTGCTGCTTCTCCACCAGCAGCTTCCTTAGGACACTGGGCACGTCCACCCTTTTCAGGTGTATCAACACCCAACACTCGGATTTTAATTACAGGTGGAATTGGAGCTGGCACCCATGGTGCTTCGACTTCGATTGTGTCCCCGTCCATAACTCTTGTTACCTTCCATGAATGCTCTACTGCTAGAGCGGGAGTGGCAATCAGGGCTGCGGCTAGAAATGCGGTAAATAATTTCATATGATAATCTTACTTTCTGGAATGACGATACCACTACCGAAACGAGTATTATATTCGTTCTTCATTCCAGTATCTGGTTCGAAAATAGAAACAACTGCACCAGCACGAATAGGAATATCTCCGGTCTGGGCATACGGGCAGAAGGGTGCTAGTCCAATACCAAACTGATTGTTCTGGTTAGGTACCATCATAATCAACAGAGGCTTTTGTAGGATTACAAGACCCTCAGCACTTTCATCAATGTCAGCAATGATTTCCTCACCGCTGATTAGCTTTATACATTTAATATTGGACATAGCATTCACCTTCTTAAATTATTACTTAGTTTTACCTTCTGCCAAGAATTCGGCAGCTTGTGATGGATATTCATTATCCTCATCGGTAATGTCGATCTTCTTGGCTTTCTTTTCTTCTGGAATAAATGCTTCAAGCCAAATCTTTAGCATACCATTTACCAGAGTAGAACTTTTTACTTCAACATTGTCGGCAAGAGTAAATTCACGTTTGAATCCTCGCTCGGCAATACCTTTGTAAAGGTATTCAGTATTCTCAGTGGCATCGATTTTACCACGAATACTCAACAGACCTTCTTGCAATTCAATATCAATCTCGGACTTACCGAAACCAGCAACGGCTAGTTCAATAACGTAGCGGTCTTCATCGACCTTCTTGATATTGTATGGGGGATATTTAATTGGCATCATCTGGGATGATTGGTCGGCAATATCTGCCAGCCTCTTCATAACACGGTCTGCGCCAACGAAATAACGATCCATCTGTGGGATCATTGTTGTATCAAATTTCATATTTTTGCTCCTATTAAGCGAGTTTAAAAAGTGTGCCATCCGAAGCATGGCACACTTTATTTATACTATACTTTTAGAAGAAAGTCAACTACTTTTTGCGACCGATGTTATACTTTTGAATAAGTTCCCACTCGTTCTTTTCTTTGTAAGCAATTACTTTGATTTGATTTAGAGGTGCCTTGTCCTCATGGATTTCTGGATTGAGAATGGTAATCAAACCCCAGTCCGAAAGTAAATGCGCAACAGTATTTCTACGTTGCAAGTCATTATCGCTAAAGTCCGCATCTTTACCATCTAAGGCAAAGAGTTCCTTAAAGTGAACAATGAAATACCTACCCTGCTTATGAAGGATATGGCATGACTGATAAAGAATCTTGTCCTTACGAGACGCTACCCCAATACGTGAAAGAGTTTCACGAACCTTTAGAAAGTCGTCTGGATTCTCCAACTTAACTTCCAAGGGAGCATACCCAGGATAGTTAATATCAAAAAAATCTTCGCTCATTTTCTACCACCTTTATACAATTTCTCTTTTATTGTTTTCTTTTGTTCTTCGGAGAGAATTGTAAGAGCTTGACTAGCTTTTTCATTACTATAGCCATAATACTCCTTGATCATCTCAACTTCGGCATCGTCTTCAATTTTGATCCATTTATCAAAACGCTTTCTAGACCTAATTGTATTTATAAGAAAAGTATTTTGCAGAGCTTTATCAAGGTGTGGGCGGCAGTTCATCTCGTTGGCTGGAATAACAGTATCGGCACTGAAACTCAGTCCACGATTGATGATCCAAGGGTTGTATTGCTTCTCTGACCACTCATCTACTATGAGATTGGTCTTCTTGTGGTTAATATCGTTGATGAAATCGAAGGGAGAAATCTTAGCTTTTTTCTCTACATAATCTTCTGGCTTATATTCTACCTTTGGATCCCCAAGACCCTCTAGAATACCGTCCATTACTTCCACTCCACCCCAGCCATAATCTCAACCAGACAGGCTACGAGATTGATTTCTTGGTTGGTAGCGAAAGCAGACTTGTATTGGTAGTCGGCCAGCAGAACGATAAGAGCCGCAGGATACTTAACATCATCAAGAAGGGTATCATAAATCTTACGGAAGATGATGCCAGCATCGTTGTCGATATTATCTACGACCCACTGACGGACCTTCTTGAAGTCTTTACCACGCAGAGCATCAACAAGTTCTTTCATGTTGATTTCTTGGACGTTGGCTAGAATACCGGCATCGATTGTACCGCTTACGCTGTAACGCTGGAGTTCATTAAGGACACGGCGATAGTCGGGAAAGTGCTTCTTGAGAACTTCGGCTACAACCTTGTCATCATACTGCACATTCTCGGTCTCAAGAATGTCACCGAGGCGCTTCATGAAACGACCAGCCATCTTGGGTCGGTCAGCCTTAGTCAACTTGAATTCAATCACCGCAGTTCGACTATGCAGAGGTGCAATGATACGGTTCTTGAAGTTACAGGTAAAGATGAAGCGGCAGTTGTTGGCAAACTCTTCAATGAAGGCACGAAGGGCTGGCTGAGTGGAATTTGGATTCAGATAATCGGCTTCGTCTAGAATAACAACCTTAGTCTTGCCGCTAAACGAGACAGAAGATGCAAACTCACGTATCTTGGTGCGGAGAACATCGATACCAGATTCTTCTGAACCGTTGATAACGATATAATCACAGCCTAATTCTTCACAAATGGCTCGGGCGATAGTAGTCTTACCTACACCAGCCGAGCCACACAGGAGCATATTGGGAATCTCACCAGTCGCCACAAACTGGCGAAAGGTATTCAATTGTTCATCGGGTAAGATGCAATCGTCCAGCTTACGAGGACGATACTTCTCAACCCAGAGGAAGTCTTCACGCATAATGATTCTCCATAATAAAATAAAATGTCCGTCGCGATATTAGTCTATCCACGGACGCTGGCTTAGTGACCAGTATTCACAGTATCAGTTGGCCGTTATACGACGGCCACCTGAGCATCAAAGTCATTGAGAATGAGGAGCTTATTGAACTGGCGAACAACTTCATCCATATCACTCGTGGTAAACGCAATGGTTACATCACGAGGGTCTTCTTCTGCATCATAAGGAATGCGGGCATTAAATGTGAATTCAAACTTAGTCATATTATTTCTCCTTAAATAGAGGACGCAGGGTCCATTGCAATGTAATAAACGAGTTCGCGACCCTTGCTCTTAAACTCCATGGCGCGCTTCTTGCCAAGCGTGACAGTGTAGTTATCAGACAGGACTTTGAGGTTCTCGGTCTTCACTCGGCAATCAAACACAGGAGCAACATCGGTGCTGATAGTCTTAGTGTAGGAGTTTGCCGATGAATTAGTGGGGTCGCCAACCTTGAGTTGAACCTGAGTACCATCCGATACAATGCTGATGATTGGTGCCGAGGTGATTGATGCGGCGCGGAGAATCATACTGATTGCATCCGCAGAAAGATCGAACGACCACACAGGTTCAATCTCAAGGTTTTTGTCGGGAGCAGCGGTCACGGTGCCAGGATCGGAATAGAAGTATTCGAACTTCGAGCCGTCCTTACTAACCTTGATGCTAGTCTCGCCAAAATCTACGTCCTGATCTTCCATAAGGGTCAGAAGTGCCAGAAGGCTATTCAGGTCATAGATGGCAATCTCACGCGGAAAGGTTTCAGTAACCGTGGCACGGGAGAAAATGTTCTTCCCAGGACTAACGGTACCAATCACATTACCCTGCCGAAACAGAATATTGGTATTGATACCAGCGTAGTTCTTTAGAAGTGAAAGTGTTTCATTAGAAATTTTCATAATATATTAACCTTTTTTCTTGTTGGTCTTAGTACCAGTATTTGTTATAACAGAAATTGTGTCGTTTGTCAAGAGAGAACTGGTACCCATATTATAGGTTGACCAGTCGGGCGTAGATGTGGGCAAAGTAGCAGAAATCGTACCACCGGATATCGTAGATGGTAATACACCAGTGAGAGTAACAGGTTCTATCTTGACATCCGTGTAAAGTCCTGCTAGACTAGGCTGTTGTGCCTTATCATGAACATGCAATGCAATGATGGCATAGTGAATGACCTTCATGAGGTCCTTGCGCCAGTCTTCGGGAGTTCCCTTATGACCGTATCGCTGGGCATACTTCATGATGTTTCCAACCGTGAAGCCTACACCATGTCCACCATCAATGATAAACTCGGTAGCTTGGTACTTGTTCTGCGAGTAGTGCTGCCCATAAGTGGCGTTGACATACTCAGTAACCTGCCGAAGCAGGTCACCTTCGTTATACTTATATTGAATTGTCATAATATCTCCTTAGAACGGTGTCTCTTCAAAAAATGCGTCTTCATTGACGTTATCGGTAGGGCCTGTGTCAATCTTGGCATCAACCTTACTGTAGAGGTCAAGAAATGCAGACTTGGTATCACCATCAAAACGGTTTACACAAAGTTCGACTGCTTTCTGGCGAGACTTGAACATGGCAAAGGCGTTAACGATGTGTTCCAGACGGCGAGTCGAAATCAGGTCGTCAATGCCACCATCGTAGAAAGTCTTACGAATGATTTCAGCCCAAGTGACAAGGTTGTCGGCGAATTCTTCATCGACCGCACCAGCCTTTTCCATCTTGTTCATGACAATCTTCTTTTCAACCTTAGCCGATGGGTATTCTTGTTCGACTGTGATGGCGAAACGCTCAAGGAAGGCATCATCAAGAATCTGGGCCGAGATGAACTTGCCGTCATCGGAACCACGACCCTTGGTGTTAGCAGTTGCAACCACGTTGAAGCCCTTGGCTGGGAAGACAGTCTCACCAGTCTTCTTATTGAAGTATGGCTTGCCTTCGAGAATGGCTTGGATGCACATCAACTTGTTCGAACCGCGGTCGATTTCATCAAGAATAAGAATTGCACCACGCTTCATGGCAGTCAGAACAGGACCTTCGCGGTACACTACGTTACCATCGACAAGGGTGTTGCCACCAATCAGGTCGTCTTCATCGGTTTCTACCGAGATGTTGACGCGGAGACATTCACGCTTCAACTTGGCGCAAGCCTGTTCAATCATTGTGGTCTTACCGTTACCAGACAGACCAGAGATGAACGTGGGATAGAAGGCTTCTGCCTTGAGAACCTTAATCAGGTCGGTGTAAAAGCCAAACGGAACGTAGGTCGCATCAAGACGAGGAACCAGATTGTCAATGATTACCTCTAGCTTAGGCTGCATCACCGTCTTAGCAACGGGCTTCGAGGTAATCTCAGCAACTGGCTGAGACATTACGGGCACAGGCTTGGCAGTCACGCCAACCATTGCAGCCGACAAATCGTAAACGCCACGAGAAATCTTCTCGCCCTCTTCCATAATCTTGTCAGCAATTCGGCTCTTGAGTCCAAGAGAATTGGACACGGCGATAACATCTTTCTTTCGAAAGACACCACCATTTGTATCGGCGGCACGAAGGGCAGACAACATGTCTTCACGGGTATTAATCATAATAAAATCACCTTTTCACAAACAAACATCATCAATCACATTATTTACTATAGACGATTCGCGACCAAATGTCAAGAACAAAATGCCTTTTGTGTCAACATTATTCATAGCGAATCACTTTCTCTCTTCTGTCTACTATTTTATAATAGCAGAATTGATGGAGAAGTCAAGCGGTAATTTTAGGCTACCGCTTCGACCATCTTGGTCAGTATCACACGACCGATAGATTTCTTATCTTGGAAGGCCTTGAAAGCCTTGGTCAGTTCCTTCTTATCGTTGGAGTCTACAGTCAGAGTATCTTCCTTGATTTGCAGACTGCTGCCAGCCTTGATAAGGAACTGGTCATCAAAGCCATTGATGTTCTTGAGGAGAGCGGCACTTTCCTTCTTGAAAGCCTTGCGGGCGGCATCACTTGCAACACCAGAGAGAAGCGAACGAGCCAAGAAATACTTGAGGTCATAAGAACCCATTAGGTAAAAGTTAATCATTCGCGAACCCGTGGTCTCACGATACAGGTCTAAAAGAGCCTTGCAATAAGACTTGCTGCGATAGCTATTGCCATCATATTGCTGCAAAAATGTGCGACGAGTCTTAGAGTCAACAATAGCTAGGTTCTTACGGTGATAATCATTGTGATGACCAACAGTTTCAAAGTTACAATCACCTTCACCATCGGTCAAGAATACCGACGAAAGAACTTCAACCCGATTGCGGTTCTTGAAGTCTTCGGCGATGTAACGGCCGAGAAGGATGGCTTCTTCTAGCGGAGTGCTGCCAAGACCAAAAGAGTTGGCAGCTGGACCGTCTAGATAAAGGTCATGATAGCTACGATTATAAGACTGGCCAAGAGCAAGAAGATTTGCCATCTGGGTCTTGAACTTACCACCAGAAACACCGGTAGCCACCAGCTGGAGCATACGGAAACTGGGGTCAGAAATCATCAGGTTGTTTGGGTCTGACAAGTTATTGCGGCTGCGCACTGTATCGAAATACGTTTGTGGTGCGCTAGAGTTCGTGATGAAACCGTAAACTTCAAACGGAATGCGAACTTTCTGGCAGAACGAAGCCAGTAGAACCAGCTGCTCCATGGTACCAGACATGTTGGAAGACATACTGCCCGACATATCTAGGTACAGAAGCATACCGTGGTTCTGACCGTTAGGAACAACCGTGTTCTGAAGGAACAAGTCTTCGGTGATTTTGTAAGCCCACACCTTGTCCATGTTGATGCGGCCAGTCTTGGAAGTCTGGGCGCGCATAAGCGACTTGGCTTTTTTCTTGCGTTCAAAGTCCTGCGCCATTGAACTAAGGTACTTGCTGTTCTTGCTCAGAAAGTCCTTGTAGAGTTCCATCTTGACCTGTTCGACCGTCTTACCTGCTCGGTATGCGGCGCCACCAACAGTGAACGTCAACATCTTTTCGACGGTGTTGATACCGACAATAAAATCAGCAGGGTTCAGAACGGGAAGCTTGGCATAAAACGTCTCACGGGCGTTTGCATCAAGCAGGCTGTCTTCATTCCGGCGAAAGTTCTCATCGGTGAACGAAGTGGGCTCAGGGCTTTCTTCCGTATCATCAGACTCACTGCCATCAGACGAGCCTTCGTCCTTCTCTTCTGACTTTTCTTCGGCATCATCCGATGAGGAAGACTTCGACTCTTCAGTTTCGTCTTCTGATTTCTGACCCTTAGGAGAAGGCGTCTGTGGCTTTTCTTTGTCATCGGAGTTGTCCGAATTAGGAACTTCAACGTAGTCCGCACTCGGGTCGAATTCGCCGTCGCCATCTTCCATGATATCACCAAGGGCGTTCATGAATTGTTCGAAGTCAAGTTCTTCGGTCGAGTTCTCAGCCCGCTCGTAAAGTTCGGTAGCTAGAGCGACAACATCTTCCCAGGTGTTCAGGCTATCAAGGCGATTGACAATCGCTTGTTCTTCGTCCGAGAACTTGACATTCAAGAACGAACCGACCTTGGCGTGAAGGTTGATGCGGTCAATGAACTTTAGCTTATTGACATCCATACCTTCGACACCGAAGAAATTCTTTTCAAAGAGTTCTTGGTAACCATTGTAGAACGACCGACGAAGACCGGGATAACGAGCCTTCATCTTGCGTTCGATACGAGAATCTTCAATGATGTTGAGGAAAGACTTGAAGCCTAAACCCTTCTCAGAGATGCTGGAGTGCCAGCCATCTGCTGGTGTTTCGAGGGCGTGACCGACTTCAAGGCCGATTAGCAGGTCGTAAAGGTCAGCCGACATTTCTTTGAAGATCGGCAGCACGACCGTGCGGGTCTCCAGATTGAAGTAAGCGGTGCTTGTCTTCTGGTGTTCTACATGGATATTTTCTGTCGCCAACAACTTGGCGAGAATCGACTTTTCAGCAAACTGGGACATCACAAAACCTCATCAATCAATCAATCATATTATTACTATAGTCGATTCGCGACCAAATGTCAAGCGATTCTTTTAGAAACAACGGCGCTCACGGCGAATATATCGATTGCCGTAGTAGTCATATTCAGTAACTTCTGTGGTGCGGCAGTTGCGGTCACGGCGATAATATGCATCGCGGTTACGATAGTGATATTCATACTCGCGGTCATAAACTTCGCGCTCAACTTCCTCGTCGCGGCTATTGTTGTTTTTAATAGCAGCACCTAGAATAAAGGCACCGAGACCGATAGCAATAGCTTCGCCCGTATTAATATGATTGCCGCGCTTGCGCTCGTGGCGTTCTGTGCGGTGTTCACCACGACCCTTGGCTTCTGCTACTACAGGAGTAGCAAGAACACTGACCGCAACAATACTAGAAATAATAGACTTAAACATAATCATTCTCCTTATATTATTAGTATACACGAATCGATGGTAATGTCAAGTTAAAAACGTGTCATTGACCCATCGGCATGAGCCAAAAATGGCTCAAACTTAATGTTGGGATATTCATCTGCCAAATCTTTGAACATCTGGAGATTGGAAACGGCATCATCAAAGAGACGAGCGCGAGTAAATTTACCAGTGTCAAGGTATTGTTTAATAAAGATTTTCTTAGCTGGAGCAGACGGCATAGCGCCTAGATTACCAGCACGGTGAACATGAATGTCATCGATATCGATGCCTTGTTGACGAAATGTATCTAGAAAAATATCACGGTCATCAAAATCTGACCGAGCGGTAATAACAATCATCTTACTGCCACGGGCTTTGATATTTTTATGCATTGCAATCAATTTGCGAATCGCTTTAGCGATAGGTTCGCTGGTGTCACGAAAATGCCGGGCGTCCCTAAACTCGCTAAAGTCAAAGGATTCACCCGGCTGTAAATTATATGTATTGTATTGCTTGTTGCCCAATGTCTTGATTATCTTACCGCCTTTGACGATATGGACACGGGCTTTGGTACGGAACAATGTCTCGTCAATATCCCAGATAGTTAATCCGGCACTGTCTTGCGACTCACTTATAAACTCTTTAAAACCAATCATATTTATATACTACTCGATTCGTGAGTGAATGTCAAGTAGTATTTATAAAGGAGGGGCTTTCTTTCGAGTTTTCTTGGGCTTTGGAGCATCTTCTTCTGCGTCCGCTTCGATACGGTTCTTCAAACGCTTGGCAACTTCTTCCGCATCAAGCCAGATATCCTTGTTATCAAGCATAGACTTAATTTCTTCTGGCGTCAGGAAGTCTTTATAGAAAGAAGCAAACAACTTCTCAGACCATGCACGGAAGTGTGTGATTTGATCATACATTTCACCACCTTTACCAATGGTGCCACTTGAATAGTTGTGGAACATGAACATGGTATGGTCGGATAGTTCAAAGCGGTCCGCACTAAGGAAGATAAGAGTTGCAGCCGACATACAGATGCCTTCTACCGAACAAACGATAGTAGCATTTGATTCTTGAATTGCTCTTACTATCTGGAGAGCGGCAAACAGGTCGCCACCTTCACTGTTGATACGAATGTAGATGGTATCTGTCTCGCCAGCCGCTCGAAATAACTGGAACCATTCTACATATTCTTCGGCGGCTTTAATTTCGCCGCAAAGATATAGATTTACTACAGTAGCTACAGGTTGCGCAAAGTATCTAGCCTTAGAAGGACCATCAAACTCGTTCATAGAATCTTGTGATTGCGGTGATCTTTTCAATTTGGTTATCAATTATGGGTGTCCTATTCGGCCAGTGGATGTATTCCTTTTCAGGATTTTTCATCAGGTTATACATTAAAGGTAAAATTAAATCTTCTACCTGCTTCAATTTTTCTGAAACTTCCATTTCGACCAGCCGCTTATGTTCTGAGATAAGTGTTGATTGATCTACATTAAGAAGTCTAGCTTCTAGGTCATATAGCTTGGCCATGATCTCATCTTTGAGACCGCTGGTATCTATATCTTCTTGGGGATTATATGGTTCTCGAACGTGAACCACGGTTTCGGTAGGGTCTTCGAATGTAAATCCGAAATCATAGGTTGTATTGGACATATTTTCTAATATACCTTTCGTTGGGATAAAATATATTCATTTCACCATTTTCCAAAAATTAAAAGCCATGGAGACTCTTTCGCCATCACCTTCGTTCGGTAAAACACGATGCATCAAATCAT